CAGTCAACATTGATTCAATTCAATCTGTGTACGAATCTAAGTATAAGTCATTGGTCAATAAAAATGTAGAAACCGAGAAGATATTCATCAGAACTAATGTAGTTCCTTCTTGGGCAATAATTACAATCTTTATAGAAAGCTTAATTATCTTATTGTATTTCTACTTTAAGTTTATAAACCCATTTCGATGAAAACATGGAAAGAATTAGTGATTGATGCTATTAATATGCACCGATCAGAAGGCATTAGCAAGCACGAAGCTTCAAGGAGAATTTCAGAAGGTACAGAACACTCTCCTGAAAATATTCGTAAATCAATGAGTAGATACGAAAAGAAGATGGATCACGCAGCTTTAGATGTAGAATCTACTGCAATGGGTTTCCCGTTAGATAATGTATCATCCTATTGGTTGAAATCTAAACATATCTCTGTACACGTTAAAGGTGACACACAAACTACAGATTACTTTGCTGAAATAGAAAAGATAGTAGGTGAGTATAATCCTGATACAGTTAGGCAAATACCTAGAATAGAAACACCATCACCTAAAGCAATTAAGGCAACACTTAGTGATATGCACGTTGGCTTAGAACCTAATCCTAATAACAAATCTTTATTCTCTTACGAGTACAATGCAGAAGTATTTAAATCAAACCTTGACAAAGTTTTTAATAGTATTCTCAAGGAATATACCGCTAATGGTAGATTTGATTTGCTTATTATAGATGACTTAGGAGATGGCTTAGATGGATGGGATGGTTTAACTACTCGTGGAGGCCACAAGCTTGAGCAGAACATGAGTAACCAGGAAGCATTCAAAAGTTTCGTTGAAGGGAAACTTATGCTAATAGAGAATTGTATTCAAGCAGGTATAGCTAATGAAGTATTAGTTAGGAACGTAGCTAATGACAATCATAGTGGTTCTTTTGCTTCTATTGCTAACATGGCCATTCAAATGATTCTTAATAGAACTTATGGAGATGAATCTGTTAAGTTTTACATCTTAGAAAGATTTATGGAGCACTTTAAATATGGTATGCACACTTACATTCTTACTCATGGTAAAGACTCCCAGTATATGTTTAAGGGATTACCTTTTGAGTTAAATGACAAGGCTACATCTTTCATAAACGATTACATTGACCACTACGAAATAGACAGTCCTTTTATTCACTTAGAGAAAGGTGATTTACATCGTATTGGTTACTCAAGAACCAAGAAGTTTGATTATCGTAATTATATGTCATTTGCTCCACCATCTGCTTGGGTGCAACATAATTTTGGCGATTGTTATTCCGGGTATTCAATTGAGATTATTCCAAAGTTTAGCGGAGAAATCTCTCACACAGACTACTACTTTGATTTAAGCAAGAAATTATAGTACCTTCGTAGCATACGTTTTCATGTATGTTTGTTTGGGTTAGGTTTCGGTAAATGGGGGGCAATTGCTCCCTTTTTACTTTTAAAACAAAAATACCCACCAACAAAGTCAATGGGTATTCTACATAAACATTATGAAATCAAATCTACTATCTTAAAAGATATTCTTTCTGTTAAAAATATCTTGTTCACTTATTCTTGAGGTTGCTACATCCACATACATATCATGGGTAGCAGTATTACCATCTCTGTTCTTTAAGAAGATATACTCTAGCTTATTGTTAAATGTAACATTTGGATTGTTGTTTTCTCTTGCCTCCTCATAAGCATAATAATCTTCTCGGTACAATCCTACTACTACCGATGCCATTTGTTCTATCTTTCCTGATGATCGTAGGTCAGAAAGCTTGGGTCTATGACTACTTCTACCTTCGGATGCTCTGTTAAGTTGGGCAGCACATACAAAAGGTATGTTAAGTTTTTTAGCTAAAGACTGTATCTTATCGGCGACAGTTCCTACCATTGCTACTTCATTAGAAGCATTAATTGTGCTATCTGTCATTAGTTGCAAATAGTCAATCATAACCATTTTAATATTCTTTTCTCTAACTATCTTTTGTATCATATTAGATAGGTAGTTTATATCTCTATTAGCCCCATCATACCAAGTTATTGGTAACTTTTCTAATCTTGTAACTGCTTCTGATTGCACACTTGTAAATTGCTCAATACTTATACGGCCTGTCTTAATCTTAGAATAAGGTGTAGGGTTATCTAATTGTCCAGAAATCATTCGGTATATTAAAGACATTACTGGCATCTCTAAAGAAAGGAATAGGACATTGTAGTTAAGTTCTGCTGCACACCTTGCGTGTTCAAGTAATGTAATGGTCTTTCCTTGTCCAGGTCTTGCAGCAAATAATATAACATTACCTTTTAACCAACCTCCTGTAATCTCATCTAACTTAGGGTATCCTGTAGGTACTCCTGATAGGCTACCATTGGTCATAACATCACCTAAATTGTTAACTGCCGACAATAAAGCATCTTTCATTGACACTATCTCATCTGTATTATCTTTTACTACTTCGTTGCTTATAGTATTATTAATCTTATCTAATAAGGTAAAGTAATCTACACCATTTACTAAGTCAGAAGTTATCTCTTTAGATAACATTAGTAAATCTCTTTTACCTTTTAACTCGGCTAACCAAATCAATAACTCTCCTGCATTAAGTGGTGACTTAGTAGATTGTGCAGTCATCACAGATGCCCAGTCTTTACTTCCCTTTGATTTAAGCCTTAATATTACATCTGATAAGGTGAATGTGCCTTTCTCTGAAAATAACTCAACACAAGTCAAATAAACGTTGCGTGTTGACTCAAAGTGAAATACATCAGGCTTAATAATCTTTTGAACTTCCTTTGTATAAGATGGATAGTTGCAAAGTACTGCAATTAGTTCTTGTTCGGAATCTAAATCAGTTAGTGATATTGTTTGGTTTGATTTCATAAGTTGAATAGACGCATTTAAAATATAATATTATTGTTTATTTAAAGCTATATCTTTAAAATAAATTTTTTCTATTAAATCTATGCCTTTAAATATGTTTTGTTATTAAAACTTAAAGACACTAGCAGTTTGTGGGCTTTCAATCTTTCTTGGCATATAACCTTCATCTTCCCAAGTTCTTTGATTTAAATAAGTTGTTGGGTTCTTTCTAAACTTAATATCGGGTGTTGATTTTAAGTAGAACGGCAAAGTTTCAAATATTTTATCAATTTCTTTCATTGATAGCTTAATAAACTTTGTCTTTGAATCCTTAGTGCCTACCTTTTTGTTATAAACTTCCCAAAACTTCTCAAAAAGATGTTCTTTTAGGTTTACTTCTTCAAGTATTGCTTGAGCACTTACTTTTGGTATTACTGGTAATTCTACTTTCTTGTCAATAGGGTAAATTAATTCTAAACCTTGTGTTCCTGTTAACTTAGTTTCATTTAAAGAAGCAAGTAATTCTTCATCTTTAATAGCCATGTGTAGTTTAGATAATACTTCTTGTAAGAAATCTCCGAGTGCTAGTTGTTTAGTTTCCATAAGTTTCGTTGTAAAAATCTTCTGACCAATTTAATCCTATTTCTTCTTGTTCTAATTTATTAAAACCAGTCAAATTTTTATTATATGCATCAATTATCTGCTCTTTCTCCATTTGTTTGGCTTGTTCAACCATTAAATGAATACCTCCAATTTCGTGTGGAAAATATTCTCCTAATTCTTGAATTAACCACTCTACTGCTGTTTGTTTAGTTTCCATTGTCTATAGTTATAAAATCTTTAAACTTTTTTATCTTAATAAAAGCTGCGTGTTTCTCACGATTCTTTGCGTGTTGTAATCTATAAATCCAAACATTAATAGTGTGATGGGTATCGTGTACTATGTGCCCATCAAAACTTTTAAAGTCTAAAGTCGTAGAGGTAGTAGCTAAGTAATTATTAGCCCACTTGAGAGCCATCTGATAATACTCCTCTTGCTTGCTTTCTTCCATCTTTTTTACATATATAGTAATACCGATTCTTCCTTAATGAGTAGAACCCACCTTTATTAAACTGGACTTCTACCTTGTGATTACAGTGCTCACAAGTCCAAGCCATTGCAAACTTATTGCCACTATTCATTGAATACCTAATGATTGGTTCAAGTTTATTATCTATCAAGCAATAAGGGCATTTAGGATCGTGGTCAATGTAGTGACCTTTATACTTGCGTTCCATAGAATGATTCCTTTAGCTTATTAAATGATGCAACATTAATCTTTAACCATCCTTTACGCATAAGGTATGCTTCTATTCTGTCCTCATTAGAACCAAGTAATCTAGTCAACTTACCATCTTTAGAATAGTAATTAGAGTTTAGTGAGTTGTAGTCTATTTCTGCTAACTCAAGTGACTTAGGGTCACGATAGTATTTAATTGATATTTGCTTGGCCATATTCTATTTCTTGTGATAGTTCGATAATTGCTTGATTAAATTGTTCAGGCGAAAAAGTAAGTCCCATTGTAATTACTTTAAATGCTTCTAACACCTCTGTAATTGTGCTATCTTCATCAATTGATATACTTACCTCATTGTTATAGCTTTGTCCTGTTAACGTTAGTTTATCCTTAGCCATGTTAATTATTTATAAAAATTAGTAAGTAAGTAAAGTACATTAGTAATGTTAATCCTAATCCTACTACACCTGCAAAGGCCATAAACTCGGCTGCATCGTGATTCTGTTTTGATTTACCTTGATAATATTTAGTTTCCATTTTGCTTTATTATTAAGATTCCTGATTTAGTGTATCTACCTGGTTCTAATTGACCATGCCATTCCTCGTGATCAACTTCTATTGAGAAAGCCTTGTAAGGCTCATATCCCAAGACTGGTTGCGTGTTCATCTTCGTTGACTGGGTATTCAAGTACAAAATAGTTACGAGATAAAATAGTAAAAGGATTGCAATTGGGAATAGCTTTAAGTTCTTCATATTCATTAATTAGTTTTTGAATTTGCTTTGCGTTTTCCAATAGTATTAGTTTCTGTCGCTTGTCCATATAGCTTCTTGTAGTTAAGTTGAAGTTGGTTGTATAAGTTTTCTCCGAATTGTGAGTAGGTAACTCCTAATTGGTTAGTTTGAAATTGGTGTTGTGTTTTCATCTTGTTCTTTTTTTAGGTTTTCTAATAATTCATTAACTAATGCACTTATCATACCTATTACTGCTTTACATTCGGTAGATTGACAGTTATGATATAATTTTCCCACTTCTTTGTCAAATCTATCTTTAGGTGTGCCTCTTAGCCATTTATCCCATTCTTCATTTGTCATTTCCATAATTAAAATAAATATTGTTCGGTAAAATATTGGTTAACATCTTCAGTAGGATTATCTCCGTAAAACTTCTGATAAACTTCTATTGCCTTGTTAACCTTTAAGAATCCTGATTCTCTGAAGTCATCTGATACTTTAAATAATCCTAAACGATTAGTGCCTTTCTCAATAACTATAAAAGCCATCTGCTTACCAGTTAATGTTTCGTAGATATGCGTTTGGCTATCATAATTATATTTCTTGGCACTATAGCGAAATTCTTCTATTGAACTTGTCGTTTTGAGATCGTAGATAAAGTCACCATTAATAATATCTGCTTTACCTTTAAAAGTCGTCCCATTTACTTCTCCTAACAAAGGAACTTCATATTTAACACCATTATCCCAAACTAAAGGAGAAAGTGTCTTGTTGCCCCTTAGTGCAACTACCATTGAATCTACTTCATCAGCTTCTTTCTTTAGTAGCATAAACTCTTGACCTGATGCCTTACAAGCATCTTTGTAAATGTTCGTAGTACGAGTGGAGGCATCTACTAACTTAAAGTTCTTTAGCTTATAAGGCTCTAAACAAGCTGTGTGGAAGTAATTACCTTGTAACATTGGTAAAGTCTTTTGTGAGGGCATACCAAACATCTTAGGGTTGCTAAGTAAAGTTCCAATATCACTATTAGACATAAATTGTCTGCCGAATGAGCCATAATACTGGTCATCATCCTTTAGTTTTTCAAGTATTTGTTCGTTTGTCATGGGTTATTTAATTCTTACTTGATATTTAGATTTAAAATATTGCTTTACATTACCATCGGGACTATGTTGGTAGAAATCATCAGGTTGAATATCATTCATTAAAAACTGAAGCAATTCGAAGATTTGATCCCAGTAAGCATTAGAAAGAATCTCTTGTTGTTCTTCCCACTTACCATCATTAATTGGCATACCATTCATTTGCTATAGATTTTAACATTGTTTCAACTTGCTCATCTTTAATCTTACCATAAGCATGGGATTGAACTATCCCAATGTTATACTCTCTACCTCTGTAGGGTAAAGACCCATTTTCGTTTAGCCTCTTGGCTACTTCTTGAAATAACTCCGAGTAAGTCTTACTTCTCGGAATTAATATCTTTTCTTTTAGTTTCATAAAATCTTAAATCCTAAAATATTATTAAGTGGAATAATCTTAGAAGTCACCAACTTAGGAACCATTACTATACCTTCTTTTTTTGTAAATTCTTGAACTAGGATTGAAGGGTTTAAGAATGGCTCGGGGTGAGTACAAACTACTGATAATAATGAATCAGTAACTTCCAGTAATCGGGTAGTAATAGTTTCTTCTCCCATTCCTAGCTTATAAGTCATTAATGCTGACTTACCGATATTCTTATTGATTGTGTTTACTAATGGGTTAATCGTTTCCATGATGTTGTTTGGTTATA